GCTATTAGTTGCATTAAGCCATCGGGAACTGTCTCACAGTTGGTGGATAGTGCGTCTGGGATTCATGCTCGTCACTCTCCTTATTACATACGAACTGTACGGGGTGATAACAAAGACCCTCTGACGCAGTTTATGATTGATCAAGGTATCCCTTCTGAGCCTGACGTAATGAAGCCTGATCAAACTACTGTGTTCAGCTTTCCTATGCAGTCACCAGATAATGCTGTTCATACCGCTGACATGACTGCACTAGAGCAGCTAGAGATGTGGCTAATGTATCAACGTCATTGGTGTGAGCATAAGCCTAGTGTAACTATTAACGTTAAGTCTGATGAGTGGCTTGAGGTAGGAGCCTTTGTATACAAACACTTTGATGAGATGTCTGGTGTATCTTTCTTACCCTTCAATGAGCATACGTATCAGCAAGCACCTTATCAAGAATGTACTGATACAGAATATCTTGGCATGGTAGCTAAGTCACCTGATAATATTGATTGGAGTAAACTTTCATCCTATGAACAAACAGATAATACGTCAGGTATGCAAACTATGGCGTGTACTGGTGATGTCTGCGAGATGGTGGATATAACCTAACTCAAGGAGAGACAATATGTACGTATACTTAGTAGTACTAATGCTGGACGGGGGATACTCCGTTCAAGCACCTAATGTAGTGTTTTCAGACCTAGAGGTCTGCTTAAAGGTTAAAGCTATGAACTCTTTTAAGTTAAGATCAGAGAGTCCTACAGCAGCAGCTAAGTTTTATGCAACCTGTATAAAGATACCAAAGGACATTGACACATAATGCAACTAGAACTCTTTGAAATAATACAGCAAGAGATTACAGACGGACTTGAGTGCAATGACTGTGGTATTATAAAGCCTGTAGAAGAATTTCAAAGTATGCCGTCAGGAGAAATAAAAAGAAAGTGTAAGAAGTGTAAACAAAAACATTCATCAATTTTAAAGCACTTAAAGTCTACGAATGCTTACCCTGATGAATACTATAGATGCCCTATTTGTGAACGTACACTAGAAGAGGTTGCAAGAAAGGGCCAGCCTAAACTACAAGGCTGGAATTTAGATCACTGTCATAAAACAGAAGAATTTAGAGGCTGGCTTTGTAGTAATTGTAATACAGGACTAGGAGCATTAAAAGACGATATAAACAGAGTAGGAAAAGCACATGAGTATCTTAAAAGACACCTACAAAAGTCTTGACAAAGCTACTTGCTACCTATAAAGTATATATTGTAAATAATAAAGGGGTAGGTACAATGAACTTGGAAGAAGAAGCAATTAACTACAGTAAAGGTAAAGAGGCAATCTTTGTTGAAAAGATATCAGATATATGTGAAGACGTAGAGAACCTTGTAATCTCTAGCTTGGCTCCTTGTTATGAACGCAAGATGATTGAACAACGCATAAGAGAAGTATACCTTTGGGCTAAGTACTGCTCTGAGTTACACGGTATAAAGTAAATGTTTCACGTGAAACAAAAGAAGAGGGGCAGTCGCTTTGACCGCCCCTTTTTTGTTATCCTGCACGTCTAACTTCTCTTTTAGCATCTCTAGCTTCTTTTCGTAAAAAACTACGTAGAGTTATTAGCTCTCTGTAAGACAGGTCAGCCACCTCTTTGTCTATACCTAGTTCTTTTAAAGCCCTTTCCATGTCAAGCATTTTAACGTCACTACCTCTTTTACTTAACTTATAAATCAGCCTGTATCGTCTGTCATCAGTATTGCCTGTTCGGTAAAGCTCACGTAAAGCTCTCTTTTTAGAAGGGGCAAGAACTCTTTTTGTGTAGGTACTACGTTTTACTTCTTGGCTCATATCTTTCCATTTAGGATCATCCAGAATCCTCTCAGCGTACTCATCCAAGTATTTAGTTATAACGGAGTTGATCCTGTTGTCAGCTTCAGGTACAGCCGATTTAATGCCAGCCTTCCAGTTAGGTCTGCCCATATCAGCAAACATTCTAGTAACGGCATTAGGTGCAGCCTCTGCCCTGTAGCCAAAGATACGCCCGATAGGTACGCCTCTTGAGCCTTCCTCTACAGCACTTTGCTTGGAGAAAGCTTTCTCATCCTCTCCCATGACTACCATCTCTAAGCTATCATATATGCTCTCAACGTAACGCACACTGTTGTTGATAGCCCTGTTGCCTATCTTACGGTCTTTCTCGTTATAGGCGTCACCCATAGCCATAGCAGCAATTTGATTAAAAGGGTCTAGGGGTCTAGTGAAACCAGAAGCATACAAAGCGGCTGTTCCCCCTAGTGACTTCTCAAGGAAGTCTAAAAGTTCAGGAGTGTTACCAATAGCAGCATTTTCAAACATATCACTGATACCCTTTGCAGTATCACCTAAAGTTCTCGTCAAGTTAGCAGGGCCAAAAGTCTTAGTTATGTCTTCAAAAAGTTCTTTAGGTATTTCTCCATCACGTTTTACGTGTGCTGCCATACGACCTATACCCTTCCAGAAGCTGAACGGGAAGTCATATAGTCTTGACCTTACCTGCCCATCAGAGTCACGTTCCTGATGCCAAGCCAAGCCTTCTTCCATGTTCTTATACTCAAACTCCATATTAAGTTTAACCAAAACCATACCTGTAGCAAACTTGGTGTGTAACTCCATGATGTCTCTGTCTGACTTAGTAAAGAATTTGTGAGCATATGTTATGCCTACGTGATCTGACATAAACGCAATAGTGTTATTAAAGAACTGACCAAACGGGATCATAGCACCAACGCCGGGAATCTTACGAGCATCCTCAATTATCTTTGCTACACTCTCTACTGCTCCACGATTGGCATTGAAGTCGCCCCCACCGTAGGACTTAGAGAATACAGTACGCAACGTATCGTCTAAGGCTTTGGTTTGTACTTCAAAGAAATCATTACCATTCATTAGTTGCCAGTGTTTAGGCTCTTGTTTAACTTGAGAAGTCCCTTCTTCCAGAACCTTAGCACCCTTGGAGTCTAAAACATCTACAGTCTGACCCATAAAGTCATTATAGGAAAGGTTGTACTTTAAACGCATCTGCTTATCTATATTGTACATAAACTCCTGTGTCTTGGAGGTAATGTCTACAGCCTTAACACCGTATAGGGTCTGAAATGTATCAATGTACTTCTCAAACATTCCCGGTTTCTCTAAGTCATCAACACTTATACCTAAGTCTCTTGCTACATCCTTACTCTCTACACCACCTGACACATAACGAAAAAGGTCTTTCTGTAGTTTAGGGTTTTGGGATAAGAAGTTAAGTGTCTCTTGCTGTGTAGCAAAAGGGTTAATTAAGTTCTTTATCTTTTGCCCCTGTAACGTCAGCATATGTTTAGCAAGGGATGCATACTCAACAGCACTAGTCTTGTTACCCATAACGTAATCACCTAAAGCTCTGGTTCCGTAAAGTGTACCACGAACCAAATCACTACCAGACTGCATTACACTAGCCTGCGCCCAGCCTAACAAGTTCAACGCTGTAGTGCCGGGATGAGTAACTAAGGTCTTAATAAAGTTAGCTTGGAAGCCGTTTTGTTTATCATTAAAGTAATCTCTGAGGTCTTTCGTAGCTGGTGCTAGTTCATCGTCTAGTATCTCCATAGGGGTTACTACACGTTCCTCTCCAAGTAATACTTTACGCTTCATAATCTCCTCACCAGTTTTAGCTAACTGAGAAAAGACTTGCATACGTCTACCTGCATCACTAGATTTAGCTGCAAGAGTATTCATAGCCTCATCACCAAACTCTATACCATTGAAAGTCTTGTCTAGCTTTTTAAGAGTTATGTCATACAGGTTTTCAATCTCTTTTTTAACTATGCTGTCCTTATCCATTACCTTTACAGTCTCAGTAATAAAGTCAGTTAAGTGAACAAAAGAGCCTTCTTCAAACTGTAGCTCAAGACCCGCCTTCTCAAAGATTTGAGATAGCCCATCAAAGTGTGTAGCCTCATCCCCTGTTTCGTTACCTAACAAGAAGCCTTTCAAACCTTCTACATCATTGAGGTCAGCAGGTTTACCTGCACCTGAAGCTGTACCTAAGCGTACTTTCTCAGCCCAACGTTCAGCAGCCTCATTGTTTGTCTTTGCAAGCTGGGCTAGTGCTTCTTGTTTTTCTGTGTCTTTCATCAATTCAGCTAGACGTTCTTTATTAGTTTTAACGCCCTCTTCTCTTATCCTTTTCTTAAATCCAGCCTCTGCCATAGCTGTGTGATCAAAAAGATCAAAGGCTACAGACTGAGGCAATAGCCCATCCCTGCCAGACAAGAAAGGGGCAGCGCCTGCCAGCTTATAGCCAAAGAAACCTATGCCAGCTATCAGGGGGGCATTAAGATAACTAAACTCATCCTGAAAGCCTACACCCATCAAAGCATTCTGTTGAATAGAGTCAATAGTGACACTTGCAACCGCATCTGTACCAAATCCTACTTTAAGACCTTTTTGACCTGCTTTTGCTATACCTAAAGCAGCAGTTTTAGCTATGGCAGTTTCATCAAATGTATCTTCAGCTATCTCTAACGCATCACCACGCAGGGCTTTAGTCAGGATACGGTTACGGTCTTGATCTATAGCTGCAATGACTTTAGGAGTTAGCTGAGAGCGAGGTGTGTTAAAGGCAAGATTGTTTTTCTTAAGTATACGATTTACAGAAAGCTCTAGTGCCTTCTTAGCTGCTGTAGTTGTAATCTTAGCAGCACTACCAGAAGCCAGCTTACCTGCACCAAAGCCTACAAGGTTAATAGGGTCAGCTACCAAAGACCTAGCGTAGTCAAATACACTGTCAAGTTTCTGGCCTGCTGTTCCACCATCAAAAGCACCCTTGGAGCTATCCCAAAGTTTATAGGCATTAAAAGCTGCTACCTTCTTTTCATCATCAGCCTCATTGAGATAAGAGGTCTCTGTCAAGATACTAATACTATTACCTGAGTTGAAGTTACGCATGTAATTTATGTACTTGTCAACTACCTCCTGTCTGGTGTGAGACTTCTCACTCATGCCAAACCTGCGGCTCATCTGATCTTCTATGACTTTGTAGTTGTGATCTTCAGTGAGGTCACTTAAACCAAAGGTTCCTTCTTCCCCGCCAGTATACTCTAAGGCAGCAAGAGTGTCATCCTCTTTATATGAAAGTGTTCTCATTATTCAGGCTCCTGATCTACAATAGTAGGAAAGCCTGTAAGCTTATCATGAGTCTCACCGTATGTTTTTATCCAATAGTTTTGTAATTCTTCCAATGTACGCTCTACTTTTGTTGAATTCATACCTGTACCTCTTCTAGTTTTAGGTAAATTCCAAGGAGGCCCAAAAAGAAGTTTCATTTCTGTTTCATTAGTTGGATATTTAGGTGCTGCAATTACTTTTCCCTCTTTATTGTAACGGCCTTTATTATTTATATTCCACTCCCTTTGATTCATATATGCCCTAGCATCAGAGCCTTCTGGAAAAGGTTCTACATCAGGTAGTTTTTCTATTTCTAATAATCGTTCTGCTTGATCTTCTCTAGCTTTAACTAAAGATTTATCCTCTACTGGCACAGCTTTTTTAGGATCAAAAAGATTATCTACATCACGCTTCCTTAACTCACCATCTACTATAACGTAATCTACGTTATGGTCCTTGAAGTGTTTTATACCTTCTGCTTCTGTAGCAACTTCAGCTATATCTTCTCTTTTTAAATTGTTCTCTTCTAGGTCAGCTAATAGTGCTTGTTCCTGTTCTTCTGGTGAGATAGGATTAAGAATACCCCCGAAAGCCCCATCATAATTCCTTAAATACAGTTCTGCTGCAGTATTACCGCTTAAAGGTATAGCTTTGTTTACATCATTTAAGGCATCATCAAATACCTCTTTTAGCTCTGGCTTATTCTTTAGATTTGATAATTGATCAGCAGCAGACACACGCTGTCCATCAATATCACTAGTAAGTGCATCCATTAACGTTGGGTCGTTACTTAGAGCATTTCTAGCATAATCTAAGATTGATGTTGTGGCTAATCTCCATTGCTGTTGATCTTTCCTAGAAATACCTTCACTCTCGTCCAAAGCAGTCAAATCAAAGTTAGCTACAGTACCACGTGAAGGTCTACCTAAAGGCGCTGCTCTAAGCTCTCTTATGGAAACACCTTGACCCCTTGAATCTGTAATGAAATCTTCATTCATCCATTCATCATGTTCATCTTCAAAAGAGCCACCTGACATCTGGTATCTAAGATTAGCTAGGAAGCCTTTAGGTCTATCAGGTGCATCTTTATCAGAAATCTGATTGACTTGAAAATCTTTTACTACAGTCTCTGCCCATGTTGTATCATCAGGTTCATATTCGTTTGACATTTTAATAACAGTATTCAAGCCGCCTTTTCCATCAGTAGATGCAACCTTTAATGCCTCTAGCTCACTAATACCCAGTTTATCTACTTGCTCTTTTAGTTTTATTAAAGCATTTGTTCCATAGGTATCAACTATGTACTTTACGTTTTCTGTCGCAAGGCCAGCATTCTCTAAAGACTCACCAGCGTTTAACACAAAGTCAGACTTAGCCTCTAAGTCAGCCATTATTTTCCTGCCATTAGCATCTGCCCAAGCTTTCTGGCGATCTTTCTTTACACGGTACTCTTTGCGGAGATCATCTTGTCTAGCAACAAAGCCTTTTGCTGCACCGCCTAAAAGAGGTACTAATATCTGTTCAATGCCCATAGCTTATGCTCCTCTACTCATTAAGCCCATGTTACCCTCTGGTACTTGAGCTTCTGGTTGTTCTTGGGGAGCTTGATCCATCTCAGTGCTGGCACTTTCGTCCTGCTCTCGCATGTCTTCTATTTCCTCTACCTCTGGGCTAGTCATAGCTTCCATAGTCTTAGTTACATCACCCTTGTCTAGCTTAGAGTCACCTTTCTTAAGTTTAGATGCTACAAGAGCTTTAAGGTTATCTTTCTGTCTTTGCTCTACTTCATCATCCTTAGAGAAATCTAACTTATAGTTAACCCCTGTCATCTCAGCAATAGACACAATCTCTTTCTGAATGCCGGGAGCAATTATAAGACCTACGTCAATGCTGTGAAGACCTGCAGAGACAGCCCCTGAGATAGCTGTATTGGTAAGGACAGATACAGGTACACCAACTTGCATAAGAACAGATGCCCCTTCCATGAACTCAGGAGAAGACATCTTTTCAATGTGCATCATTAGTGCTTCTTCTGGCTGTTCAGTTTCAGGTGGTTGCTCCCAAGGGTAGTTCCCCGGTGTATCCGTTAAAGATTGCCCCGGTATTGGGCCTGTTAGTAGTTCTTGAGACATTTATTATCCTTCTTTTTTTTTATCTTTTATGGCCTGAGTTGAGGACGTAAAGACACCTTAACAGGGTCGCCAAAGTAATACTCATCAATAGACTTAAGTGTAATAGCTTTTGGACCGCGCCAACCGGGGTTTTGATTCCACGCTTTACTGCCTTTTTTAAATATTACTTGTTCTTTATTTTCTACTTTTCTTTTAATAGGTGCTGCCTGAAGAACACCTAAAGACATTTTGCCATCATAACCCCATCTAGTCAAGTACTTTGAATACAAGTCTAATTGTTTTCCTGCATCCATATAGCGTATCTTATCTAGGGTAAGGTCTTGAGGTACTAAATCTCTTTCTTTGAGGTCCGTTAAAGCATCAGTGGTAACTTGCCATAAACCTACAGCACCAGAGTTTGCGTTTCTATCGTCTGTATTACCTGCTGACTCACCTTCAATTATTTGATAGAACTTGTCCAAAGGTAATTTTGGATGATCTCTCTTAAGACGGTTTATACCATCTAAGAATACTTGATCCTTTAATAGAGTAGGCATCTTGTTTTTTCTAGGGCCACCTCTACGCTTCATAACTAAAGCATACTTATCACTTGTCTGCTCTGCAGTAGGTAGACCTCTTGCTTTTTCTTTAGCAGCCATCTCAGCAGAAGAAAACTTTAAGGTAGCCTGTTCAGGATCATCTTCAACAGGCGTGACATCAATGTTATTATCAGACCAAGATGACCTAAAAGATTCAAACATTTCCAGTACAGTATCAAACGTACTTTTTTTCTCTTCTTCTTCTACTACAGTAAAAGGCTGAGTAACTAAACCTTTACGAGTTGCCTCACCTGTTTCTTCTGCAGCCTTAGTAGGTGCTTCTATCTCTTCTTTTATAGAAGTTAAAGTCTCGTCTACTGTATTACCAGATTGTAGAAAACCCATTTAATAGTACCTCTGTCTTTTTATTATTATGTAGGCTTATAAGATATAATAGCTGCACCTATTGCTCCCCAAGAATCCCACTTACCTTTTAGCTGTTGTGCCTCTAAACTTGCATTAGCATTAATATGTGCAGCCATAATCTGTGTCTTTCTCTCAGCGTCACTATTAGCAGTCTTCCAAGCAAACGACATAAGGTCACGCTCTTCCTGCCAGATGTTATCAATCTGCTTTGCAGTCATAGCGTTGGCTACTTTAGCGTCATTCATGTTAGCTTCATTCTGTGCAGCAGTATTAGATGTTACAACACCTTGACGCCACTTGGCGTTAGCTTGAGCAATAAGCAAACCATTCTCTGTGTTAAACTCATCTCTTGCATTCTCTTGTTCTTTGTTAAACTCAGCTAAAGCGTTAGCTTCATCTGTGTTAAACTTTGCCATTGCGTTAGATTGACTAACGTTAAACTGATCTGTGTTTGACTTTAGTGTAGCCATAAATTGATTAGTTTGATTTTCACTTGTAGCATTAAACTGTAGTGCTGCATTTGTTGCTGCAGTATCACTTAAGATAGCATCTTGTACTGACTTAGCTTTAAACAAAGTAGTCTGTTGTGCTGCATCTAAGTTAGCTAAATCCATAGACAGGAAGTTTTTAGCATTCTGAACTTCTGCTTGTTGTCTATTATTGAGATTAGTCATTTCCATACTAGCCATAGCTGCAGCATCTGCCACAACTTTTGCATTCTTAGCTGACATGTTTGCAAGGTCAGCCGTTGAAGCAATCTTAGCGTTCTCTAAAGCAATCTGTTGATCAGCAGTAAAGTTAACGTTAGCTATGTCACTGATCTTAGCGGCTGTAGCTACACGTGCTTGGAAGTCTTGATTAAAGTCTAAGTTAAGGAAAGCAGCACGTTGCTCTGCAGCAAACATAGCAGACTGCTGACGGTTACTTAAGTTCTGTGCTTCAAACTTAGCAAACGTAGAAGCGTCCTGTGAAGCAATAGGTAAAGCAGACTCCATAGCAGCCTGTACAATGGCCTGTCCTGCCATAGAGGACGCCCCTAAACCACGTGCCGCCATAGCTGTGTTTGCGGCTCTCATGGCCCCTGCTGCCCAAGCGGGTGGTTCACCTCCCTCAAAGTCCTGCATAAGCTCTGAGAGTTGCCCTTTGACGGTAGCTTTCTTAGATGGATTAGCTGTGGCTGTAGCTACTTGCACAGCCTCATTTACTGCTTCCATATCTACAGAGGAACCTTCAAGCTCCTCACCAGCCATAAGTACACGTTTAGGAGGCGCTATTACAGTAGTAGGATCATCTATGGTTTCTATATCGTCCGTGCCTAAACCCGCCATTTCTTCTGCATCTGCTGTTGCAGCAGTAATAGTTTTGGATACGTCACCTTGTTCTGCATCCACAGACTCAAGAGCTTTTTCTGCTTGTTTTTTAGATGTAGAAGCGTCATAAGTTTCTGTACCTAAAGACGCAGGTGTGGCCGCTGTAGTTGCAGTGGCTTGCTCAAGTAAAGCATCAGTAGCATCACCTGCATCCCCTACTTTTTCAGGGTCTAAAGACGTACCTTCTGTTGTAGCATCTATCTTGTCTACTAATTGTTTTGTAACAGAAGATGCAGGGTCTTTTAAGAAATCTGCAGCAGTCGTTTTTTGATTAGTTGCAACGTCTGCTCTTTCACTTGCACCAATAGCAGCTAAATCATTTTGTGCTCCAAGAAGCTGCTGGTTCTTTGCAGAAATAGCACTTACTATAGCAGGGTTGTCTTGATCACTAGTTTGAAGCTTTGATAGCTCAAGTCTTAATTTATCAACTTTTTCTTGTTGGGTTGTACGTGCTGCTACTAGGTCTGCAGTTTGTGCTGCCGTAGCTTCTTCAGCAGCCTTAACAGCAGCATCGGCTGCAGTTTTGTCTTCTTCTGTACCCGCAGCAGCAGCAGTCGCTGCAGCACTCTGCTCAGCTTGTGTAGGCGCTCTTCCTCGTCTATAACCGGGGTAGCGCCTCAGTGCGTCAGCCATATCTTCAGATACATATATTTCATTTGTACCATCCGTTATGTAGCCATCCTCATAAGCAGGAATACCACCGGGGCCGGGGCGTCCTGAACCGCCAGCATCAAGAAGCATCTGTTCTTCTCTAGGATTAATATAAGCTAGTGCGTGGGGCTGACCAGCAATAGTAGTCTGCCTTGGTACAGAACCTCCTTCAGCATACTTTTTAGACATAGTAAGCATAACTCTATTTAATACTTGACTAGCAACAGGGTCATCCCCAATGTCCTTTACAGAGATGCCAAATCTACTAGCAACCTTTTCAGCAATTCTATTTGGGTTTGTTGAGTTCATCATCTAAAATCTACCTTCTAGTGCTTCAAGTATTTCTTTATTATAACACAGTGTACTTCTAAAAGCCATCACTTAAACCTTTAAGTATATCTTTTATATTAACCTTAGCCTTAGAGTTAGGTGAGTACCTACATTGAAACTGCTTAGGGCATTCACGAAAGCTACTCTGTGCGTAGTGATATGCAATGGTCTTGTTTTTACCTAAGTAAATACATATCTTACCTTCACGTTCACTCTCAGTATACTTCCATAAGTTGCACGTTACATACTCAGGATAAAGCAAACTACTAGCTAATACAAGTGGTAGTATAACGGTATTCATATTATATTACCAATGCAATCATATACACACCACCACCTATAATACCAATAATCATAATAGACAAACTAAGTATAGCCATGTTATTTGCAATCTGTCTTTTAGATTCCATTGCAGCGTATACTTCTTTCTCCCTGTCCTTGCGTATCTGTCTACGCATTGTAAGCATTTCATCGTAAGTTCCAAAGCCAAACCGCATGTCAAGCATAAACTTTATTTCTTTTTCTTTTTCTACTAACGTCTTCTTACGGACAACAATGTCCATTGCTTCTTGTTCTATAGACGCAGTACCTTGAGACATCTTGTCTAAGAACGTAGGGTTCTTTCTTTGTGACTCAGCCCTAGTTATGTCAGCTACTGCACCATACCAAGCCCCTAGTTGACCTGAGATGTCTTGTATTTCCTTGCCAGCCCCAACAAGCATCTTGACCCCCTTGAAGGCTGCATTAGCTGCAGCAAAAGCTGTGAGAGGGTCTATCATTTAGTTATCTCTTTGCGTGATTGTTAGCAACCACATTCAATGCTTCCTTAATAGCAGTAACGTTAGCGTCTATACGAGCAATCATTACGTCATTCTCATGTATGTCATTAGCTAGTCTAGCACTATCTACACGTACTTCAGCTATGTTAGCTTTGTTATACTTAATGTCAGACACCATGCCTGATACTGCCCAAACAATAGCAGCACCTTGTGCTAGTAGTGCACCTACGATTGTTACTACTGTCCAGTTAATATCCATCAGCTAGGCTTAGTGGGCCACACTACCTTGTGTGGAAAACCCGCCTGCTGTGGTACGTCTAAAAGTCCTAGACGATAAGTAGCCCACTCACCCTGCTTGACTGTTGTTAGATCGGCCCAACGCAGTGGGTTAGATACTAGCGGATCAACGACTGTGAATAGGGTGTTGTCACGTTCAGTACGAATTGGTATCTCAGCTTCTGCATCTAATTCTGCCTGTGTGGGCGCAACGTAAGCCACAAAGTCTGTTCCAATTAAAGCCATAACTTTTGCGTTGTCAATGGTTGTGTCTGTGTCTTGCGGAGTGACACTATACGGAATCCATCCATGTATCGGATGTTCTATTTCAACATCCATATGCAAATTGTCAGCCGACAAAGATTGTGCATTTCTTACATTTATTATATTTATTGTTTCCATTTATGAGATCCTTAAAAATAATGATGCAGCTATATGATTACTTACTTTTGCCGCATATCCCATACATCTCCATGTACCACTAGGAGCAGCGCCGTGAGTGTCATTGGCTGTATTGTAGTTATATTGGTTATGAGCAGACTGGTCTACCATAATAGTACCAGCATACCTTAAACCACTGCCTGCATAATCTGAGCCAGTACTAAAAGCCCCCGCACTGTTATAGGGCTTGCCTAACCATGCATATGTAGTAACTGCACCTACAGTTGAACTAGAGGTTGGAGCTTCAGCCCACGTCATACCACCAGTATTACCACTTTGTGCTGTAAGCATATAACCATTTGTAGGGCCGTTAGAAATTTGCATCTTAGCTTCATTGACGATAGCATCAGCTAGATGTACTTGGTCTATTGAGCCATCAACGTAAGCCTGAGAGTCAACACTATTAGCAGCCATCTTAGCTTCAGTTACAGAATCTGAGGCTAAGTGTTCTGCATCAATAGAGCCTGCCGCATAATGCTCACTGTTTAAAACATTGTCACCAATCTTAGCAGCAGTAACACAGTCAGCACCTAGTTTACCTGCTGTAATTTGCCCATCAGCAATATGTGCTGTATCAATAGATCCGTCTACATACTGAGCACTATCAATACTGTTAGCCGCCATTTTAGCTACTGTAATCTGGCTGTCTGCAATATGTGCTGTATCAATGGAGCCATCAG